ACACAAAGCTCATCNAGGANTGTTAACTNGNGANTANNTACACCAAGATGTCTTATGAAAAACTTGCTGTTGATATCGCCGGCCATGAGATTGATGCCGACACTATCAAAGCCTGGGTGCAAGCTTTTGCTTATCAAGGCTTTGATGCTAAGAGGGTTATGGAGTTGCTGGTAGAGAGAGGTGGAGATGACTGGGTTGAAGATGCTAAGCAGATGATTATTCTGTGCCTTACAAGAGGAAACAAGCCCTCCAAGATGATGGTGAAGATGTCAGAGAAGGGCAAGAAAATTGTTCAAGCCCTTGTCAAGAGATATTCTCTCAAGGAGGGCAACCCTTCTAGAGATGATTTGACACTGTCTAGAGTGACTGCTGCTTTAGCTGGATACACCTGCCAGGCCACAGAATATGTTGAAGAGTTTCTGCCTGTCACTGGGAAGAACATGGATGATCTATCCAAGAACTACCCCAGGGCAATGATGCACCCCAGCTTTGCAGGACTCATTGATCCCAAACTTCCCCCAGATGTGCTGTCAACAATCTGTGACGCATTTAGCCTCTTTATGGTCCAGTTCTCCAGGACCATAAACCCCAGGAATAGAGGATTGTCTGTGTCAGAAGTGGCTAGCACTTTTGACAGACCGATAAATGCAGCCATGAATAGCTCATTCATTAGTGGTGAGCAGAGGAAGTCATTCCTCCGAAACCTCGGCATTCTCGATGAGAACATGCAGCCCTCTAATCCTGTGAAGGCTGCTGCCAAGGTTTTCCGGGGTCTGAAATAATCTGCCCCATTAATTTCTCTGATTTGCATAATTGCATGTTAATTGGTTATAATCCCCACCCAACAATTTGACTTTAATTTTCCTTAATTCACCCACCTTAATTAAAGCAATTAAATCAATTAAATATATCAATAAAATAAAATAAATCAAATAAATTAATCAAAATTAATCATAGTAAATTAACCCACCTCAATTACCCTCACCCCACCTGGCAGCTGGTCCGTCTATTTCCATGTCTTCTTCAGAGTCCAGATCTGAGTCCCATGAATCGGCAATTCTGGTATATCTGGGGCTCATGGTGTGTAGTGGGGTCCATTTCCTATTCCCTAACAGATGTGGGGTTATCACCTCTGATAGCTCTTTGACATAGTCATATAATGAGGAGTGGAAATCTGATTCATAATAATCATAGGGCAGAGCAGTGAGCATTCTAAGAACTTGAACATATGCAATCTCTTTTTCAATATTTTGACCAGTGAAATTTAAACATGGTATATCTCTTTCACCTAGTTCTCTGATTAGTTTTTTATACAGATTGACAAGAGAATCATCTATTTGAGCCCCATCACCACTTCTCATAATCAGAGTCATGAGAAAACACTTTTCTTCCCAGTTAAATTCATAGCTCTCTACTAAAGAAAGCTTGAAGAATGCTAGAGTGGGAACACCCAAGGGCCAACTGAGTGCTTCTTTAAGGTTAGGTTCTGACCACTTAAGCTGTCTCTCCAAGTTAAGGTGTGAAATCTTCTCAATTGTGGTATCAAAGAATGAGGGCGACTTCCCCTTCACCTGAAGAAAGGGTTTTCCCCATGATCTTGGGAGCTGGCCTTTATCTATGAAGCTTCTTAAACGGAAAGAAGTCTTGTCAGAAACTGTAAATGAAGAACATGGAAATTCAGCTCCTTTATACCTGCAGATAGGAGTTCCCCAGTATCCATTGTATGCTGAATACTCCACATACACTTTGGATCTGTCTGTTGCAGATCTAGTTATATGTGGTATGTCAAAGACGTTATTCAGCATGTTAGACATGATTTATTTTCGTCACTTTTTCGATCTC